TTCCAACAAAAGAAATATTTAAGGATCTTGATGGAGTTGAAATGAAAGTCAAGATGATTGGCAAGAAGGCTGGAGCATTCCAAGTCAAGTATATGCCTAGTGGCAAGACACCTAATGACGTAAGAAGTTATATTAAAGAGTTTGAAATTAAAACAGGACGTAAGATTGATGTACTATTAATTGATTACTTAGATTTGCTTATGCCTAATGGTGCAAAGGTTAGTGCAGAGAACTTGTACATCAAAGACAAGTATGTATCGGAAGAGCTACGTAATCTAGCAATGGAATTGAATACAGTATTTGTTACAGCCGCACAGCTCAACCGTGGTGCTGTAGAAGAAATAGAATTTGATCACTCGCATATCAGTGGTGGTCTTAGTAAGATACAAACAGCAGATAATGTGTTAGGTATTTTTACAAGTAGAGCTATGCGTGAGCGTGGACGTTATCAATTGCAGTTAATGAAAACACGTAATAGTGGAGGCGTAGGACAAAAGATTGATCTAGGGTTTGACGTAGACACATTACGTATTGTAGACTGTGACGAAGACGATGATGATAACAACTATGCATCAGCTTCTCAAACAGGAACTAGCATTATGGATTCACTTAAAAGATCTAGCAATGCTACTTCAGAAGATCCAAGCGAAGGTGCTCCAGTAGCAAAGATTAAAGCCGAAGCTGATTCAACAAAGTTAAGAAACTTTATTAACAATTTACCAGGTGACGAAATATAAATGCTAACAAAAATTGATTACGATATTGTAAAAGATATCATTAAAGACGATCCAGTACGCCCCCACATTGATTCTCAATGGAGAGTTACTAAACCACGCGAAGTGTATGCACTGTATGAAGACCAATATGCAGAACATGCTCCTGTTGATTTTGTAGGTCCAAGAGCAGTTATTTGTGTAGCATATACAAACCGAGTACCACAAGATGAACAAGATTTAGATCTAGTGGGAGAAAAGGTTGCTGTATTTTATACAGTATGGAGTTATGATAAGGGCGCCGGAAGAGAAATAGTATTTGAAACTGCAAAGCATATTAGTAAAGAATATCCTGAAGTAGAAAGATATGTGACACTAAGTCCGCTTACACTTATGGCAGAGAAGTTTCATTTACGAAACGGAGCACAACTATTAAGCCGTGGGTCAACTTGTCAAAACTTTGAGTATACACTATGAGTAAGCTATGGGTTTATGGAGATAGCTATGCAGTCAACCACGAGAATTGTGACTGGCAATGGACAAAGAATTTAGCAAGACTACTCAAAGTTGATCATCTAAGTCAAGCAGACTATGGAGTTGCTAACGAATGGATCTGTATGAAGTTTGTAGAAGACTATAAAGTTGCTAAGAATATTAAGCGTGGTGATACTGTAGTTATTGTAATGACAGCTTGTGTAAGGCATTGGTTTCTATGGGAACATCCTAATATTAGTAACTACGAGAATATGATTAACTGGCCAGCAGGCAAGTTTGGTATTACGCAAGATCAAATTGATGCTGTAGAGCAATACTATAAACACATACAAAAAGGTTATGTGGATGCATGGAAATACGATGCTACTACTGCTTGGTGGAATTGGTATGCACAAGACCTAAATAAAAAAGGTATTGAATTAATAATAATACCTGGATTTAATAATACTACTGATGTATTACATGACGGAACTGTGCCTGTTAGAGGAAGTTTATTCCATGCTGTATGTGAAACAGAGTTTACTAGTCCGAAAGCTATGGAAAAATATTATGCTAGAGGAATTCCAGATCAACGTATAAACCATATGCTACGTGACAATCATCATGTACTTGCAGAAGCTATCTTTAAATCAATCAACGATAGATCAATTCTAGATCTAGACAAGCTATCGTGGACAACTGGTAAACTAAACCTTAGTACAGAGAAGATGTTAAGGAACCAACTAAGTCCAGTACCTTTAAGGTAAATAGTATTATTAAATAGGAGTATATTATGGCCGCTGGCAGATTCGGAGCAGAAGACTTAATAGCAAACCTTGCACAGAGTTTAGCTCAAGGTACCACAGATGGTATGACAGTGTGCAGTGTAAACTTAGTCAATAGAGGCAACTTTCCTGCTACTGTAAGTATAGCAATAACTACAACAGTTAATACAATACAGTTATTAGATTATATTGAAAAAGATATAGAACTACTACCTGGTGGCGTACTTGAACGAACTGGTGTTGCTATTAAGCAAGGTGAGTACATTACAGTAGAAACTCCTAATGAACGTATTAGTGCAGTTGCTTGGGGAGCAAGTGACGGAGACGATGTAGTAGTGACAAGTATACCAAATGCATCAGGCTTTCAAGAAGCTGTTGCAGGTAATCTAGTTGGACTAGGTGCTGGCATTAGCGTTATTGGTAATGCATACAATGGCGGTCCTGCATTGAGCTTTGATGGAAGTAATACAGCATTTTACGAAAAGCGTTTTGCATCTCCAGTTAACAACAGCACAAACAGATTTAGTATGGAAGCAATATTCAAACCTAATTCAGGTATGTTCCAAGCAAGTTCAGAAGACAAAGGTCTAATAGCAAGTGTAGGACACGTGAGCAACTCAACTGGTAGTGAACTAAACACATATGCTTTCCAAACATTCGTTAACAGTTCAGACTATAAAACAGTTAGTATTAGAAGCGGTGATGGATCAGGTGGCGGTAACTGGACCAGTACCGGACAAAACTATCAAGTTGTACCAGACGACTGGATCTATATGAAAGCATGGTACAACGGTAGTAGTTGGCAAAAGTTTGCAAAGAACCTAACATCGGGCGTGGTAATGAGTGCGGCTGGTGGCGGTATTACACCTGTAGGTGCAGACCATGTAGGACTAGTAGTAGGTAAAGTAATGTTTGGAAATGCACAGTTATTTGCAAACGGTGGCGAAGTTAACTTCCAAGGACAAATAGCTATGCTACGTGTTACAGCTAACGGTGGTATTAACAGTGATCCAACTAGTAGTATTCCTAACTATACATCAGGTGATGTAACAGCAAACGACCTAGTATTTTTTGTAAAGAATAGTTAAATGCGTATTGAGTTTGGATGCGGAGAAACTCCTACTCATAGAGGCTACAAAACTTGCGATATACGCAACTTACCTGGCATAGACTTTGTATGCCCAGCTACAGAGATAGATCAGCACTGTACAGCTAACACAGTAACTCACATAACATCAAGACACATGTTCGAACACCTGAGCTTTATAGATGGCGAACGATACCTAGAAGCGTGTATGCGTATACTTGCTCCTGGAGGACAACTGCACATGAGTTTGCCTAACATGGACTTTCACGTACAGCAATGGATCTCTAATAGTAAACTAGCACATGCACGAGCAGGATTCTGGGGATGGCAACGTGAAACTGACACTGGCGAAGTATGGGATGTACACAAGAGCGGATACAACTATACACAGCTACACACACTACTAGCATCTAAAGGTTATGTTCAGATCAGTAGTCTACGCAAACCTCTACACAAACATCTAGAAATTACTGCATACAAACCCTAAGCCACGAAGTGGTCCTGCGCCAGAAAAGCCGCGAAGCGGTTAACGCAGATACAAGCTACGAAGTAGTTTTACGCAAAATTTTAGCCTCTACCCCATTGACTAGTACTGTGTATACTCTGCGTACTATATAAAACGTTTCTACATAACCATGCTTATTGACATCAACTGTAGCCCTACAAATAGTCTTAAACATTGATATTGTAAAAGATGAGTCTTATATCGTATAGCTATGTATGTGCAACTACGTTTAAGCACATTAGTCTAGAGGAGTTAAAGTGTACAAAGGATCTGACAACATCAACATTGCATAAGTCCTATCTTTACTTGACTCGAACTCTATTGTATTGCAGTTTGATTGTGTAGTGTGTATGTTACGCAAGTATAAGTTTATAGTAGCTGTATTGGTTATAACATCCATAAACTCTTGTGCAGTACCATGTTCAAAGTTTAAACGTAGTCTGCACATGCTATAGACAC